AGCGGCAAGAGCCATACGTTCACGACCCGCGACTTCGACGCCATCATCCGCAACTACGACCCCGCCACCGAAGAGGCCCCGCTGGTGTTCGGGCACCCCGCCGAAGACGCTCCGGCCTACGGCTGGGTGCAAGCCCTGCGGCGTGACGGAGAGACATTGCTCGCACAGCTTGCACAGGTTCCGGCAGCCGTGCGCGAGGTCGTGCAGAGTGGGGCCTATCGGTACGTGTCCATGGCCCTGCACCCCGGCGGCGATCGCCTGCGGCATGTGGGGCTGCTGGGAGCCGTACCGCCAGCCATCAAGGGCCTCGGCCCGGTGCAACTGGCCGACGGCGAGGGCGTCGTCTCCATCCAGTTCGCCGCGTCGGGGCGTGAAGCCCCCGGAGGAACCATGCCCCCTGAAGAGTTGCAGAAGCGCCTCGGCGCACTGGAGCAGCAGCTGCAGGCCCTGAACGAGGCCAACGCCGCGCTCAAGGAACAGCTGGCCACCAGCGAGAAAGGCCGTGCCGAGGCCGAGCAGGCCAAGGCCACCGCAGAAGAAGGCAAGGCCACGGTCGAAGCGGAGTTCTCCGCCTACCGTGGCGAGCAGGTCAAGGCGTCCCGCATGGCCCGCCTCGAACGCCTCACCGCCGAAGGCCGGGTCACCCCCGGCGAACACAAGGACATCCTCGCACAGGTCGAGGCCCTCTCGAAGGTGCCCGACCCCGTGGAGTTCAGCGACGGCGTCAAAGAGACGCTGGAGGAGCGTCTCTGGAAGGGGCTTGAGGCCCGCACCCCCTCCGGCCTTGCCATGACCTTCTCCGCGCCCGGCGGCCCGGCCCAGCCCCCGTTCCGCCAGCCCGAAGCCACCGCCACCGACCTCTCACGCAAGATCTAGCAAGGAGACGACACCATGCCCGCCAACGAAGGGGTGCTCGGCACCTTCTCTTTCAAGGGTGAACACGCCCACACCATGGATCACCCGCCCGTGCTGCGTCAGGGCGCGGTGAAGGCCTCCAGCGGCATCTACCCCGCTGGCCTCGTCCTCATGCGCGATGCGCAGGACAAGCTCGTGCCGTGGGACGGCTCCGCCACGCCTGCGGGCGTGTGCGACGTCCCCTGCGACACCGCCACCAGCGCAAGCTGCATCTATCTGGCCCACGGCTCGGTACGGGCCGCCGCGCTGACCAAGACAGGCGGCGCGACCCTCACCCCCGCCGACCTTCGCAGCCTCGAAAAGGCCACCATCTACGCCCTGTAGGAGACATCATGCTGGCATCACTCAAGAACGTATTCACGGCGCAGGCTATCGCGGCATCGCTCACCAAGCTGCCCGACCTCGCCACCACCGTGCTCGACACCGCCTTTCCCGACAGGCCCACGCATCCCTTCCCCGTGGTGGGGGTGGGCGAACTCACCGCCATCGTGGGCACCGTGCCCGTGGTGCGGCGTGGTGGCCAGCCTGTGGCCGTGGGCGGCGAAGGCTACGACGTGCAACTCATCGCCCCCAAGCCCGTGAAGCCCGCCATCGAAGTGACAGCGGCAGAACTGAACGACCTGCGCATGATCCTCGGCAACGCCGCAGCCCTCGACATGTGGCGTAGCAACAAGATCGACACCCTGCGCCGCCTCGTGCGCGACACCACAGAGGCCATGGCCTCGGTGGTGCTCTACACCGGGCAGGTGAACTGGCCCTCGCGCGGCGATGGCGGCAACAGCGAAAGCTACGTCATCGACTACGGCAGCATCCTCAACCACACCATGCAGGCCAAACTCACGACATCGTCCAAGGTCAGCGAGGTGTTCAAGCTGCTCACGGCCATGCGTACCCGCATCCGTGAAAGCGGCATCGGCGGCAAGGTCGCGTTCCACGCAGGGGCCGACGTCTTCGCCGTGCTGCTGGACATCTGCCAAGGCTGGACGAGCACAGCCGAAGGCGGAGGCATCCGCGTCGAGATGAGCGAGGGCAAGTTGAGCATCGGCGGCTTCTCCGTGGCCCTGATGGACGAGACCTATCCGCACCCGGTCACCGGGACATGGACGCCCAAGCTCGAACCCAAGGCGCTGGTGGGATACGCCACCGACGTGCCGGGCAAGGTCTGGTACTGCGCCATCGACTCCATCAGCGCAGCCAACAGCGCCACCCCGTTCTATGTGGTGCCCGAACCCCTGCCGGGCGACTCCGGCTACCGGCTCATCGCCCAGTCCAAGCCCCTGCCCGCACGGAATCCGAGGACTATCTGCAAGACCGTGGCGGTGGACTAGGCGCTACGTCCTTTTGCCCACCGGCTGCGTCAGGCCACGCCGCGCGCTGCGGTCACGTACCCACAATGTACGCTCCCTCGCTCGCGGCGGGCCTTCCTAGCCGGTGAACAAAATCCCCGTAGCGCAGGAGGCTATCCGCCGTGAGTCGAGTAGCCCCTTCAGCTTCACGGAGGGCGGCGACCGGGCAAAGGCCCGTAGGGGCCGCGAAAGGGCTGGAACGGGCAACGGCAGGGGGGCGGCCCTTCAGACTAGTATGAAACCAGTATGAAACGCCGGGAACGACCATGGAATACTGCACCAGAGACCACATCACCGACCTGCTGCTCGAGGACTACGTGACCGTGGCCGAGCAGAAGAACCCCGGCATCGTCGAACGCACCATCGCGGCGGTATCCGGCGAAGTGACCGCCATGCTCGCGTGGCGGTACGTCACCCCGTTGCCCGCCGTCCCCGACCTGCTGCGGTACATCACCTCGGTGATCGCGGCGTACCGCATCGTGCAGGCCATCACGTCACTGGTGGACACCGAGGGCAGCACCAACAACGAGTGGCTGCCCCTGCAACAGCAGTGGAAGCGAGTCACCGCCCAACTCGACGACATCGCCGCCGGGCGGCTACGGCTGCCGCCCCCCGCGCAGGAACTGAACACCGACCGCGAGGAAGCCAGCGTGGCCGTGGTCACTCGTCCCTCGCTGTTCGATCGAAGAGGGTTCTGATGGCCAAGACAGGAGTCTCACTCGAATGGAACGGCCTTGACCGGACGTTGGGCCGGGCCGCCAGAGAACTGGCGAACAGGCGGGCCATACTCGATGCCGTGGGCGAGACGCTCGTGTCGTCCACCATCCAGCGGTTCCGCGATGGCGAAGGGCCGGACGGCGAACCATGGGAGGCGTCACTCCGGGCCAAGGAGGAAGAGGGGCAGACGCTGGTGGATACGGCGCGGCTTCGCAACTCCATCGGTCATGCCGTCACGAACGACGCCGTGCTGGTGGGCACAGCCGTGGAGTACGCGGCCATCCATCAATATGGCGGCAAGACCGGGCGCGGTCACGCGGTGACCATGCCTGCAAGGCCCTACCTCGGCCTGTCACAGGAAGACGCGAAAGAGGTGCAGAGCCTCCTCGCGCAGCATCTAGCCAGCGCCTTCAGGCGCTGACCGGGAGCGAAGAGTTGAGAACGCTGGCCCACTCCATCATCGCCACGGCGGCAGAGGCCGCTGGCCTGCCCGGCGGGCGCGTCACCACGCAGAGCGCCAAGGACAACATCACGCTGCCGCGCCCGCGTCTTGAAGTGCAGTACCTGCCCGAAAGCTACCTGCGAACCGGGCGTGTGCTGTGCCGCCAGCGCGACGGGGCGTCGACCCCGCCGGTGCAACGCACCCGGCGTGAACTCTACGCCGTCCGGTTGCCTGTCGTGGCCCACGTTCTGGCTGATGACGATGCATGGCTGGACGCCTTCACCCCCGCCTTCGTCGCGGCATTGCCCCCCGGCGTGAACGATGCCCGAGGGCTGTGGGTGGCCGTGCGCGTGCAGCGTGCGGAGTTCGCAGGCTACGCCGAGAAGCGCGTGGGTGCCGCGACGGTGAACGTGTTCACCAAGCGCTCGCGCCTGTTCACCATCGACTTCACATGGCGGGTGGCCACCGAAGAGGTCGTCCGCCTGCTCACCGACATAACCATCACGCCCCGCATGAGGCAGGGAGGCTGACATGGCAAAGAAGAACGACCCGCAGGCGGCACAGGCAGAGCAGACGACGCAGAACGCCGACACTCCCGGCATGACCCCGGACATGGCTCCGGGCACGCCGCCTGACATGACGGACGGCACCGGGGCCGAAGGACAGGCCGCAGAGGCAGAGACGGCTTCCGAAACCGGGGCCGTGCCCCCCGCGTCCGCAACAGCGGCGGGCCTCTCGCTGCTCTCGCTGGACGAACTGGCCATGCGCTACCGGGTGCCCTCGTGGCAGCAGGCCGCGCTGGCCCGGCTGTGCGGCTGGGAGACGGGCAAGCGCGTCACCACCGAAGACTACGAACAGGCCCTCGACGTGCTGCATGCCCGTCCGCAGGGTGGCCGATAGGGAGGCAGCATGGGCGACGTACTCGAATATCTCGTGGATGGAACCTCGGGCCTCGCGCCCGGCGGCGTGGACGGTGCCGCCATGATCGTGGGCGTGTGCTCCAGGGGCGAACCCGGCAAGGGCTACCTGCTCGGCAAGCGAAGCGACCTTGCGGGCCTGCTGGGCGTGGGGCCACTGGTGGACGCCTTGCGCGACGTCTTCGCCACAGGCGGGCAGAACCCCACCGTCATCGCCGTGCCCGTGGCCGGGCAGCCTGCGGGCTATATCTCCCCCGTGCGCCAGTCCGGCCCCGGCGCGGCAGTCAAGGTCACCGGCGTTCCGCAGGCCAACGCGGACATCGTGCTCAAGGTGGCCAGCGACGGCACCGTGGGGCTGGCCAGCGTGCAACTGTCCAAGGATGGCGGGGCCACCTTCGAGACACAGCAGGCTTCGGCCACGCAGATCACCGTGCCCGGCACCGGGGTCACCTTCACCTTTCCCGACGCGGGCGAACTGAAGACCGCAACCACGTATGCCTGCAAGGCCCGCATGGACGTCGGCCCCGTGACCCGCACCGGAACCGGCCCGGCCATCACGCTGGCGGGCACGCCCAAGGTGGGGGGTGAACTGGTGCTGGAGATCATGCGCGGCGGTGCCCGCAACGAGGGCACGTACCGCCTCTCGCTCGATGGCGGCGACACCTTCACCGCCGTGCGCACCATCCCCGTGGACGGCACGGCCCCGGCTGGCGACACGGGCGTCACCATCACCTTCCCCGCAGGGGACTACTTTGGCGGCACAAGCTACGCGGCCACGCTGCTGGCCCCGGTGCCCTCCATCGTGGACGTGATGGCCACACTGCAACGTCCCCTCGAACTGTACGACGTGGAGTTCGTCCACATCGTCGGCCCGTCCGACTCCGTGGACTGGGCGGCGGCACAGGCCAAGGCCGACGAGTTGTGGAACCTGCACAGGCCCACCTACTTCAAGCTTGAGGCCCGCCTGCCCTACGACGGCGAAGACCTGAACGACTGGGTGGCCGGTCTTCTGGTGGAACGCGAGGCCTTCAGTGGCCGCTTCGTGCAGGTGTGCGCCCAGTTCGGCGAGGTGACCGACGCCACGGGCCAGCGCAAGACGCGCAACTTCGGCGGCCTTCAGGCCGGGCGGGTGCTCTCCATCCCGGTACAGCGGGCCACGGGCCGGGTGCGTGACGGAGCCATCGCGCCGGGCGTGCTGCCCGCAGGATGGAACGAGGCCGTGCAGGGTGCCCTTGAAAAGGCCGGCTACGTCACCGCCAAGACCTATGCCGGCCTTCGCGGGGCCTACTGGGCAGACTCGCGCACCATGGCCGAGGTCACCAGCGACTTCCAGTACGAAGAGGTGCTGCGCGTGGTGTTCAAGGCCGTCCGCAAGCTGCGTATCGCGGCGCTCAAGTCCATGTACGACGAACTGGGCGACCCGCTCGTGCCGGAGAACGCCGCCGGGCTGCAATACCTGCGTACCAACCTCGAAAGCGCCCTGACCACCATGACCGCCGCCGTGCCGCCCGAGATGGCGGGCTATGTGGTCACCATCCCGCCGGGGCAGGACTACGTGAACAACGGCGTCGCCGTAGAGGCCACGCTCATCGGCATTCCCATCATCCGGCAGATCAAGCTGTTCGCCAACTACGCCTACGCGGGCAG